CGCTGGTAATCGCCGAAGATGGCGTTGTCGGGACGGTAGTAACGGCTCCGGAATTGTCGGTCGCGTTCCACGGCACCCACGTCTTGGTCCCTGATCCGTTGTAGGGCTGGCCGAACGTGCCGTTGTTCATACGCCAACCGTAAAAATAAGCTTTAATTTCGGCGGCGGAAGGAGTGTAAGAATCACCCCATCCGGAGTCGGCACTTGATACCACAACACCAAAGTTTGGAGTGTAAAGCCAAGTTGAGTCTCCGATGTTGGCGTCGAACGGAGCGTACTGCCTCTTCAAGATTTTACCGTCATATTTAACAACGGTTTGCGTATGAGCAACAGGTGGCGCCGGAAGCATCGACCAATCAACGTATAAATATTTAGTGCCTGTGCCTACGGAGCCAAAAGTCCAGTTTAACGACCCATCCAACGCCACATCCGTCTTCCATCGTCTCGCGACTTGTCCGGTCCGCGTGTCAAAGCTATCTCGCACGCTGCCGTCGACGCTGGATGCGAGTTTCGTCGGGATGTAGACGTAGTCGTCGTTGCGCGGTTCAAACGGCGTTGCAATGCTGCCGAGTTCGAGCTGCCAGTTGGAAAGCTCGTAAGTACCGTTTGTTCCAGCGCTAAATTGAACTTCGAGCGTAACGGCATCCGCCGGAGTCGTCACCGTTGTTACCCCAACGGCGGCATTAGAAGCAAGGTTTGTCATAGCCCCGGAGGAATTATAGGCATTAACAATTCGAAGAATGCCGCTGCTCGCTCCAGAATAAGACAGCGTATATTGCTGATTCGGCAAACACGGAACGCGGAATGTTAGGTATTGCCCTGTAGCCGATCTTACCAAGGTAGCCTTGTACGGCTCGCTGATCGACCACGCCGCGTTGATGCTGTATGCTTCCGTACCCGGCGGCAACTGATTCTTCCCGGCCTTATGGATCGCCGATCCCTGAAGGTGCTGGACGCTGTCGACGTAAGGGATAAAGGCGTCGATCTGGTCGTCGGTCGTGTACGTGGTGCCGATTGCAGCATAATCCGTAGACGACAACTCATAAATGCGGATTTCGTCCATATACAGGGTTATGGTGGATGTTGAACCAGTCACGCCAAACAACAACCGGAACCCATTGCCGGTTAAAGTATTGCTTGTCGGCACTTTGAAATAAAGCAACTTCCACGCGCCGATTGGGGCCGTTATCTCCCAGCCATAGCGTACCGTAAAGGTGCCAATATCACGCAGGCTGATATGTGCACCGCCGGACGACTGGGATTCGATGTAAACCCAAACCGCGACTACATATTGTTTTGCCGGATCAAGCGCGTAATTGTAATCCTTATACAAATAACGGAAATTTCCGTTTGTCGTGAATTTGATCGATGTAGCGCCGCTACGCTTTTGTGTCGTAGAAAGCTCGGATGTACCAGTTCCGCTCGGGGTAAACGGCGCCAAGCTCTCGCACCCGCCGTCCTTGCCGAGCAGATTTACGAGCGTCCGCCCATACACCGTCGCGGCCAGCGGCGATGCTTGGTCCGTTTGGATCAGGTTGGGGCCGTGTTTTAGCGTCGCTGATTGCCGGGCGGCATCAATCTGGCGCCCCTCCATCTTGTCGAGGCGGCTTTTAAGCGTTGGGTGAGCCGTGCCGTCCAAGCCTTGCCGCGCTTGCGTAATTTCGGCGTTGCCGTCGTTTGGCGTAGCGACGATCCCGTTTACCTGGGCTTGCAGGTTGTCCAGCGCGCCTTTGACGTTGGACTGGCCGGATACAGAACCAGAATAGCTAATATTCTGGGCAGGATGGGCTGTCGTAGACTGGACATGGCTCGTGATCTGCTGCTGCAGCGAGTTGTCCGTGGCGGTCTTGGCGTCCATCTCCTGCTGGACTTTATCAAAACCGGTGGTTATGTTTTGGAAGTCCTCACTTATTTTTTTGCTCGGCGTCAGATTGCAGTACCGGTTTGCCACCCTGCTCAACTCCTTTCAGTTGTTTCAACCGGCGATCGATCATATCGGCAATCCCGCGCAGGATTGGATCTTCTTGTCCAGGGTTGCATTGTACAACCGAGGCGATAACGGCCCAGATTTCCGGAATGGGCTTTGCGGGGTCAAGGTCGATTCGGAGCATAGGCTGCACGCTGGCCATCCCAATCATCCTCCCTTTGGGCATAATAAAAGAGCCCGCCTGTTGACGGACCCTTGAAAATAAGAAGGAAATTTATACCTCTGTGTCGAAAGAACTAGAAAACGACATTAGGTGATGATATGAAAATAACCCTTCGGCATTATGCTTCTGGGCATGAAATCAAATGTAAAAAGGGGTTCTCTTGGACTACCCTGTTTTTTAGTTTTTTCGTCCCACTCCTTCGCGGGGACTTAAAATGGTTTTTTGTTATGTTGATCACAAACGTCATTGTCGGATTTTTTACATTCGGATTCGGCTTGATTATCACGTGGATAATCTTTGCCGTTATTTATAACGGTCGCTACATTAGCGACCTTGGCAAAAAAGGTTACCTCGAAGTTAAAGACTATGTTCCGCCTCCACCCTCTCCCTATGACGACCGTTTGCCTCCTGGCGAATACCGGATCAGGCCGGAAGGGAAAAGATTTCTATAATAAAAAGAGTCCGTCGTTTGGCGGACTCTTGGTTTATGGGTTTATTATTGTAATGCTTGCAGTTGCGATTCGAGAGCGGCTTTTTGTTGCTCCAGAGAATCGATTTGTTCAACCAATCTCCGACCCTGGGACTCCAGATCATTAATTTGTGATTGAATCTCTTGGGGGTTGGAGCTATTGATTCCTTTGGCTCTCAAGGCTGCCACTTGGTTACGGATATTATTTAACTGAGAAGTAAGATTCCATAATTGCGCATCAATATTTGCGATTTCTGCTTTCAATTTGTCACCTTCTCCCGTTATTGGTGTTGCCGGTGACGGCGATGGCGACGGAGTCACAGGCGATGGGTTCGTTGTAGGCGCCGGGGTCGTCGTGCCAGGCGACGTAGTCGAAGGAGACTCTTCGGATTTTGTCAGTACGACTTTCCCTCCTGAAAACTGCACATTAACCCCGATCAGCCCCGCGAGCGTACGCACCGGTAGGAGCGTTTTCCCATCCACGACCGCGCCGCGATCTGCCACCTGCTTTCCATTCAGGATAATCGGAACCTCCGATGTAATCTTTTTTCCGACAAATCCAGTAGACGCGGCATAAGCCCCTACCGAGACCGTCAGCGCAACACCGATCAACACCCCAAGCGTAATATAAGCCAATTTTTTCATGAGGACACCTCCGTATCCTTATTTTAGCATATCACCGTGGAATATTGACTGTCGCTATTGTGTTGCCGTATCGGTCAAACAATTTTAGATTGCGCGTATTAGGGTCAAAAGCGGCATTTGCGGCAAACGTCGAATCAACATAAGGATACCCGGCCTTGCCGTCTAGGATCGCCTGCAAGTTGGTGATTTGGCTAATGTTGTGCGTGTGATTGATGTTTGCCTTGCTGCCCAGGATCACATGGACGTTGGCAATTTCTGAATAAAGCGCGGTAATATCGCTATCATCTGCCTTTGCATCCAAAGCAGCATATAGACTTTGTCCCGAAAGCGAAATGATATAGGACCAATCAGGAACACGCAAGAACCTACCTGGTCCGGGTGAAAGTCTGACGTCTCTCTCAGCCACCAAAGATACGTCCATTGTTGAATACATAAAATATTCCGATATACTCAGCGTTGTATATCCTGACATACTTCCATCTGTAAAAAAAAGCGCAGGCGCACCAAAAATGCTTGGCGAAAAACGAGCGAAAAAACTGTCATTCGCATAGGCCGTAATCAGATTTTGAGTAGAGCTAATCTCCACCCGCTGCCCACTTGTCGCTGTCCTGATCCACGCCCCTGTAATCGTACCAGCAGATATGTTGGGTGACATGATCGTTGTCTGGTCGATGTAAGTCGATTTGATGTAATCCGGCAGCACAGGCACGTTAGGCGCATCCGTTATCTGGCCCCAGCTGATCGTCGCATTGGGGCCCATAAGCACGTTCTGGCCGACAACGAGCTGCTCAATCAATGCCGTACTAATTAGAGCAGACCCCGCGACAAGTTGGTCGGTGCCGATCGTGCCGGTGTATACGCCGGTCGGCGTGATCTTGGTCAAGCGTTCGGAAAGTCCTGTTATCTGCCCCTGACTCAGCCTACCGATGTATTCTCCGATGTCGTTGATGTTGGCCAGCTTACTTGTTAACCCCTGCACCTGACCTTGCGCTAGGCTGCCCAAATAGTCGCCGAATTCAGAGAGCTTAGACAGTTTCGGGTCGTCTGCCGGCAGGGCACCAACGTCCTCCGGATCTGGAGCGTTAACGCTCGTCCAGTTTATCGACCCGCCCTCCATCTCGATGTCTCCCTTGAACCGTAGCTTTCGGGCGATATTGTCATAGTAGAGACTGTCCTCGCCATTGACTTCCCAGGTCATCTTGTCGCTGTTAAACGTGACCTTGCTGACGTGATCCTCCCGTTCAACGACAAAGCCTTCCGTGCGCGTCAACGTCGCTCCGTAATAGGACTTGCCCTCTTTGATGGCCGTCTTGTTGAGCCGGTTAATCTGCCCCGACAGCGTGCCCTCGATCGGAAATTCACTTTGCTGGTAGGATTTCGACGGAGCCGAAATGCTCGTACGCAAACCGCCCTTAAACCCATACGTCATTCGCAGGGCGATCGTCTGAGCTCGTGTTAACCCATCCCAGCGATAGTCAGCAGTTTCCCGCGGCATGATCGCATCCAACCAACTACGGCCCTCGATATACTCATACTGGATTCGGTCTCCAACATCGATTTGCGGATATCCGCGGGTGTCGATTTCCACCGGAACGTAGGTAAACCCGTTTAGGTTGGCAAGCAAGTCATTAACGATTTCCTGCGTCACAAATGGATTTTCAAAGGAGAGCGTCTGACTTTCGTCCCCCGTGCCGGCCTCGACTTTAAGGTCGTCCTCTTTATTATACGTGACGACAATGCGAGTAAACGTTCGCTGTGGGTTGGTCTGCTTGAACCAAATATAATCCGACATCCCCATATTAAATGCTGGTGTTTCTGCGGCCAAGTAACGTCTGAATTTAATCGTGCCATCCTTACCGACGAATACGCTCGCCGAATTTGCCCCGGCAATGTAGCCCATTACCTGACGGTAACTGTATCCGGTCGGCGCCACCGGGATCATGTATGACGGGTTGATCTGCACAGTGCTGTCGTACGTGTACCCGAGGCGCGCGCAAATTTCGTCCCATACGGCTTGTTGCGTGGCTGGGTAAGTTAAAGACGAAATATAAGGGGCGTTGGCAAAAGCAAGCTTGTCATAGCAAGTATACACCCAAATGTTGTTTACTCGTTCCCGTCGATCAACGAAAAACTCTCCCAGTGGCAGTCGCTCGGTTTCCCCGCCGATCCACGAAAAGTCATAATCTTCCCAAGCATAATGAGCTTCTTTCCATGGTAAAACCGACGTCGATAATGAAAGATACGGAACGATTCGAGCATTTACCGCAACTTCATCTGGAGCCCTGATTTTAAGGATCATCTTGGAAACAATTGCGGCACCTACCGTGAAGTCGTCTTCAGGGGATAGACTATTTTCAATTTCCAGGTTAACGACTTTATCCTTGCCGTAAGCGACACCGTCGATATCGACATTCAGGAGCCACGTGCGCGACCGGCGCATTAAAAAATCATTGTAATAAGGAGATATCGGATACATAACATCACTGCTCCGTTAGTGTGACCTGTAGCCCCTGCCACAGCGTCACGCCGTTTCGAGTAAAAAGGACAGGGGCCTTTCTATTGCCGGCGTAGACTATCCGCGTTTCGATCTGTCCTGACATGGAATCGGGATACGTAAATTCGAAAAATTCGTCGCTCATGGCCTGCAAGATCGCCGACAACTTATCCCAGGTCATCGGCGGCCAGCTAATCTCCATTTGCCTTTTAACAGCGATACGATCACGAGAGAGCGTACCGTCGGCTGTACGTGTTGTCGTTTCGGCGTCGTCGAGGTCCATGATAGACACCGAAAATTCGGACGGGTATATGGGGAGTTCCTCTCCATTGATGGCGAAATACATCAAATACCACCTCACAGCGACGGAAGCGGGTTATTCCCGCGCCGATACTCGTTGTTGATGTAAGATGCCGCAGCTCGTCCGATCTCGTCTTGAGTGATCGTAACCGTTACGTTGCGGCCACTGTTGAGTACATTGTAAATTTGTCGCAGAATAGCCACTGTTTCCGCATTGTCGCCACCGTCCATAATGCGTTCCAAGTCGGACAGCGGCGCGATGACTTCCGGATTCGCGCTTGCTCCCGCATACTCGCCGACCATTGCCAACGTGGGGCCGCTTACGATGCCGCCGGACGCAAATGCCGGAATCGATATCCCCGCGCCTTTAAGGCTATTGAGCAGCTTTTGCAGCCATCCGCTTGATGCTGCAGCTTTACCAGCGCCAGCAGCCACCCCACCGCCAGACAGCAAACCAAGGATTTCGAGCGCGACCTGGTTTTGGGTTTTGTTTGCTTCGCCCTTGATTTTATCGACGACAGAATTAAATGCGTCTTTGCTGAACACATATCCGATACCATCGGAAATACTGTCACCCAGCGAACTTAGCGAGCTTTTTGCACTCGATACAGCACCGGTCAACGCCGACTGAAGGTTAGACCATGCCGTGATGACTGAATTGATCTTAGATATGATGCCGTCCATTTTAGCCGCCGCCGTCGCATACATGTCGGACAAAGCGGTATTCCAGGCCGCCTTAGTCTCAGCTAACGGGTTTTTGACAGAGCGAATAGCTGCACCGATTGCCGTCCATCCGGAAGTAAATGCAGACTGCGCGACCGAAAACTGTGAACGCATATCAGCCAGCGCCGTATTCCAAGCCGTTTTAAGGTCCGCTAATGAAGGAATTGGGCTTTTGATCGACGCCACAACCTGGGACCATAGCGGGCTGTTTGAGGCTTGGAAAGATGTCATGGACGCCAACAATCCGGCAAGCATCGTTTTCCAACTGGTCGTAGTCGCCGTTACCCCGGACGCAGTTTGCGCAAGGATGTTTTTCCACATTTGCGCCCAGCTTTGGTTTACAGATGCGGTCATGCTTGGCACAAGCCCGTTTGCTATGCCGACCCTCATTCCGTCCCAAGCAGCCATCTGACCGGCATATCCGGTCTGTGTTTGGGCCTGAAGGTTGCCCCACATCTTTGCCCATTCGGCGGATACTGCGCCGCTCATGCCGGGCACAACAGAACCAGACAAGCCAGAGGCAAGGCTGCCCCACGTCGCCAACTGCCCCGCAGCGCCCATTTGTGTCAGAGCGTTTACCTCTTGCCACATCTGAGCAAGCTTGGCTTTTACCTCTTTGACTAGGCCATTTATGGTGTTAACGACCGCCGTCGCCACAGCGCCTAATCCGGCGTCTGGAGGATTCGGTGGATCAAATTCGATGCGCCATTTTTTGAGCAATGCTGGCGGTATGGGTTTAAGTCCATCCCACGCATTTCCACCCGATCCAGAGCCGCCGCTTCCTGGACCAGTACCGCCCGGTGAGCCGCCTCCAGAAGCTCCGCCGCCTCCGCCGCCGCCGCTGGGATCACCAAGCAGATTAAGTTGGTCAAAAGCGGCCAGCTCGCCGCGGGCCTTTTTGGCGGACGATGCAAGCCCATCATAGGCTTTGCTTTGATCCTGTACGGCTTCCGTTTGTTTCTCTGTACCCATGGTGCGCTCATCATAGTCCCATCCGCGCAGCCAGTACATAAAGCGCGCAATCTCTTCGGTTACTGTAGCCAAGGCGGTTGCGAGCTTGGTCAGCGCCGGCAGGATGGCATCCCAAATCGGCAAAAACGCCTGTGATAGATTGAGCTTGACGTTTTTAAGCTGCTCCATCAGGAGCGATTGCTTGGTCATGACGTTGTTTTGGAGCTCGTTGCCATATCGGGCATATGCCTGCTCCAAAATGGCCGCCAGACGGATTTGTTGCTGTACCCTAAAGTCGAGTTGATCCCAATGCTTGCCGTTCGCAAATTTCTTAAACGCATTGGTGCTCTCGATCATGGACACATTTACAAAAATACCGAGGTCCTCGATGGCCTCGGTATTTCCAAGCAAACCGGATCGTATCCGTTCTGTCGTATCTTCAATTGTGCGGCCGGTCGCTGATGCAACAACCCGCGTCGCTTGTACGATTTGTTTGGTCTGGTTAGTCAATTCTTTGTTATCGCTGATAAATGAAGAAAGGAGCGTCCCATAGGTCGCCCCCATCTCTGCCGCAGTTGTTTTAGCCAGGCCCATGCTGCGGGCCCACATCATAAATTCTCGGCTACTTCCTTTGAGTTGCATATTAAGCCGGCCAAGGTCTGCTTCGAACTTTACGGCCGGCTGACTGGCCTTGGCTATGGCTGCTGTAGCGACTATGATCGCTCCGGTCAAAATACCTAGCCCAATGCCAACCGGCCCCAAAGCAGCTGCGGCGCCGCCGGCTGCCGCTCCAAGACCGCGCAGACTGGCGGATGCAAGCCCCACAGCAGGGCGCAAGGCTGCTAAGCCCGCCATGACGCCGCCAATGCCCTTTGACCCGCTAATCTCGGAGAGGGAGGCAGTAACCGATGACCCGATCGTTTTAAGATTTGTCCGCAATGATCCAAGTCCGTTCCGGCCGCTAATCGAGGATATGGTTTTCTCGGTGTCCCGTTTGAAGCGCGACAGTTCTTTTGTAGCGCCCTGCATCCCTTTTTGGGCTGCAGAATAGTCCGCGCCGATCCGGATCATTAGATTGCGTACGACTGCCATACATCCACCCCTCTCCGATTAGGATTTGTAAACCGTTTCTCCGCCAAAAAACGCATTCATCGCCTTTACCGCTGCGAGCATTTGCTGCGGAGTTTGCTGGACTTGTCGCATATTTCGTCTTGCAGCCTCAAGGATTTTCTTAAAACTCGGTAGTTTTTCGGCACGGTGTAATCGAGCTGTTGTATAAGCATGTGACAACATGGCTTCTTGTTCCAGTCTCAGTCGTTCGTTATGAGCTTCCACGATCAACCAAAGTTCACGCGGAGTTAATTCATTGAATTCGGCAACGCTCACACCGCATCGGAGTGCAACTTTTAAACTTTCGTCGAAGTCAAATCTTCTTCTTTCGCCGGTTCCTTCTCCTGATTCTGACCGTTTCCCAAGTCACCGACATTCGCTTCAAAGGCAGCGGCAAAAGCGGCTTGCACGGAATCGATGATGTGCTTGTAGCTTTTTGCTTGATCTAGCAGGTCCTCCATCTGTTCGAGCTTCAAATTTTCGCCGTTTTCTTTCGCGTCGGAAAGGAGACCACAGTAAACCATTTTTTCGACAAGTTCAAAATCGTCAAAGCCGGATGACTCAATTTCTTCCAGCGATTTACCTGTCAATGCAACCAGTTTTTTAAAGGCCTTATGGCCATACCGCAGTTCACGCGGACGATCCAAATGAATGATTACAACGTCGTTATTGTTATTGCTCATGATCTTTACCTCCATTGGATTTAAATAGACCGGAGCGATTAGCCCCGGTCGTGATTAATTAAGGCGTTGGTGTTATCGTCAGCGTCGGTTTTCCGGATACCTTAATCGTGATTTCAAACCCGACCGCTTCTTCGAGTTCGGCCGACGTTTGGAATGCCGTCACAACGCCTTTGAAATTCCAGCTTGCACCCATGGACGCAGGGAACTCAATCGCGAAATCTTCGACCGAGCTTGCCTCCAATGCGGCATAAACAGCGGCCTGCCCTTCATCCTGCGGATCAAAGTAACCGGAAGCCGATACTTCTCCGCCGTCCTTGAACCCGCCAATAAATTCCCGATATTCGCCGTCGCTGTCAAGAGTTGTCACGTCGATGGTATCTTGCGACATCGACGGAGACGAGATGGACGTAAGCGATCCGATGGCTTTGGCATTTGCTCCGGATCCGATTTTCAATTTCGTCCCGAGCGCCCTTGTCTTTTTTCCCACTCTATATCACCCCTCATCAAAATAAGCCGAAAACTCTACCACGCAGCGGTACAGATTCGGCTGGTTTTCGTAGATTTCCACCGGCGACTGGTAAACCAACTCATCGATAAATGGACCCCCAGAACCGATCTGGCGCCCTTCGAAGGACAACAAAATAGCGATCACCTGTTTCGTGATCGCCTTCATGTCCGCATATCGCACGGCGATGATATTCAGTTCGGCGCGTACTTCTTTGCTGTCCAAATACCCGCCGAGCGTCTTATCTCGTAACCCTTCGCTCGAGCCATAGATCAGGTATGGGACACCATTTCCCGCTGTCGCCTCCGGAGCGTCGAGCGGGTAGATTCGATTCTGCAACGCTGATATGGTTTTTAATTCCTGGACGAGTGCTGGTTCAAAATCCACCACGCTCACCCCTTCTTCAATGCCTTGTCCACTTCTTTGCCGGCTATTTCGAGAATGGTTCTTTCAATCAGTTCCGCATTTTCGTCGATGGCTCGTCGCAGAAAACGATATCCAGGAACATACCCGCCGTCCCGCGTGAGAAATCCGTACTCCTGCGATGCCGGGTAGTAATACCGTTTGCCGTCCTTCGTCGTTTTCACGAACACATCATTTTTCGCGGGGTCCATCATGATGTCGTGGACAGCCTTCCCTTTTACCCGCGTCCGTTCCCGCCTCATAATGATGCCTTCTTCGAGTTCTCCCGTATCCTTGGGCGCAAGTGCCTTTGCCGCTCGAAGAGCGACCCGGCCACCAGCACGAGATGATTTTGTTGCCGCCGGTTGCGGAACCTTGCCCAACCGTTGGAACGCCCGTTCCAACTCTTTCATGCCGACAATTTCAGAACGACGAGCCATATTTAATCCTTCTTCGTGATGATTTGGATTCCGACGGTTTCATTAAGGACAATGACTTTAACGTTTTTATAGCCTTGTTGTTCGAAAACCTCCGACAAAGTTCGTCCAATAGCCTTTCTTTGTTCTTCAGACAATCCACCTTGAACGCGAATGATAACAACGTCATTGTCCTTCAGACCAAACGTTTCAATTTTCGTAATATCCATGTCATTGTCGCTCCTTACACATCAACTGGAGTTCTCTCCTTCTGAACTCCGGGTGAATGATGTGCAAAATTTCAAATTCGCGGAATTCGGGATCTCCCGGGTCTTTGTACCGGACGATCATGGTACGGTCGATATCCTCCCGGTACCGGATGCGGATGCGTGTCGTGACTTCGGCATGTTCGGCCAACGCCGCCGTGTATTCGCGTCCCCGCAGCGGCTCAATGGCAGCCCAAACCGTGCAAACTTCAACGGGATTGTCCAGCGGCTGGCCATATTCATCCGTTTCGTCGGGACCGGGCGGGCGAAGAATGGCAATGCGTTTATCCAACCGGTTTACAAGGGCGGTCATGGCGAAACTCCTTCTTCCGGCGGCGAGTAGGCATGCTGCAGTTGTGCAAGCATGGATTGGATTGTAAACCGCACCTTATCGGATGGTTGAGAGCCGATCAGTTCGCGATTTTCGTACCAGTCGGCGACCAAGACGAGGCAAAACAGTTTAGCGAGGGAATTTTCGGCGTCAAACTCAACTTCGGTGGCGTTATGCAAGTATGTTTCCGCCGCCCCGATCAGCATTTCAATCGTTGCGTCTTCATCCGATCCATCCACCCGCAGCCAAGTTTTCGTTTCGTCAAGCGTCAGAATCGCCATCGTCGCTCACGCCCTTTTTGCGGCGTTTCGGCTTATATTCCGGCCTTCCGAATTCGTCTAAAACAATCTCGGTCGTCAAAAACCCTTGTTGCTCCAAATATCTTACACGTTCTTGATCATCTTCTGGGTACTCGTCGCCGATATTGTATAGCTTGAAGTTGTGGTATCGTTCGCGAAATGCTTGAATGACTTTCGCCATCCTCTCACCCCCAATGGAAAGAGGCCGGTTTCCCGGCCCCTCAATTTGTGATTATTATGGCGTCGGCGTAATGTCCAGTTGTCCGTAGACGGCAGCCGCTGCATCCCATTTGACGTAATCATCGCGCATAATGGTCCTGAGCTCCGTCGTATCCCGGCGCCATGCGTCGCCACCCTCGCGGGTCGAAGCCAACTCGAAAAACCGGCGATTGAATACAACCATAAATTGTTTCAGGTTGCCGATAAACACCGGAGCTTTGTTGTTAGCCGTGTCGCTCGTAAGCAGACGGTTCGGAGCAACAACGATAAGACGGCCTTTAAACAGCTTGCGGCCCGGTTGCGTGATGTCTTCCTGCAGAATTGGGCGCCCCATACCGTCAACTTGGTTGTCGAGCCAGTTGAACCCGTCTTGGTTGGTGAGCAGGATGGACGACAAGCTGATTGCCGGGTCCAGGTCCACATTCAGCACCGTATTTATCGCCTTCACGTCCGCAAGCGCCTTCGGTGTCAAGGTTTTCAGCGTGCTGATGATATGCGTGTTCCGCGTAAATGCAGCCTTGCGGGCAATCCACGTATTGACGTAGTTCAGCAAGTTCGCATCGTTATCTTGCAGCAGTTCGTTGGTCAGCGGCAGATAGCCGGCACGTTTTTTGACCTTGTACGAGATCGGCGTGAATTTCGGGTTGTCGGTATCTTGGATGACGCCATATTCGTCCACGTCCGCGAACGGCGTCATGTCGGCGTCGGACTCCAGAACGCGAGAACCGGACAGAGCGGTGACGTTCTCAACCGTCACATGTTGCGCCAGATCTCCATATTCGCGCATCAGCGTGTTGATTTGCGTCTGGATGTCCTGCGGCACCACGATGCCCACGTCGCCATCTGGAATGGCAGGGTTCGTGCCGCCTTCGTTCATGACAGCGCGGCGCTCATACTCAGCGATAATCGAACGCTGCTCGGCCGTGATCGGGCGCCGGCGGATACCACGGAGGAAGATGCTCCGGT